CTAATCAATCGCACTCCGCGCAAATTCCAAGAACTTCAGAAATAACTTTTCGTCCACCTCCTCCCCGTGTCATAAACATGCCCTTCGCCGCCCTCCGCAACTACCTCTCAGAACGCCTCCTCCGCGTAAAGAAAGAATGGCAAATCTACCAACAACATGAATCAGATCCCGCCGAAACGCTCGACGCCTATAAAGACTCCGACTTCGACCGATACCGCCGCGCCCAACAATTCCTGCCTACGCAAGAACACAAGGCCCACATGCTCCAATCTGAATACGACAAAATCGTCGCCTCCATGAAAGTAGAAAATGAAACAAAGCACCAGCCCTTCGAACTCCACTCTCCGATCCCTCCGGAACGTGAAATGAAACCATCGCGCCAACCCGCCCCTGGAATCCGATCTGTCCCTCTGTACTACCACTCTGGCCACATCATCCACGCTGACCCCGCTACTTCTCGCCCTCTCCACCCTGACCTAGATACCGACGCCGCCGAATCCTACATTCCTGGTGATATTGACTTTGGTCCCGACATCGAACCGCAGATCTATGATCTCATCGTACGCCGCTACCCATGCTACCTCCCATATATCAACCAATACTGCCGACCCGCTGGAACCACTGATGCTACCTTCCGTGATTTCAACAAAGAACAGAAGGAATCCGCTCCCATCGACCCCGACCGCAAAGAACGCGTCCTTAAACACGTATTCCGCCTTCTCGATGCCACTCCTTACCTTCCTATTCACTTCGTCGACACTCAGTACTGCAAGACACCACTTGTTACTGGAACTGGCTACCACAATCGTTTCTCCTATAAACAGAAAGCCCACGCTCGCTACTCCCATCCTGATGAATATGCCGATCGCCCCACCTCAAAAGGTTTCTTCTACAACGCAACCTATGAAAACGCTCGCACCATCATCCACAAGATAAAGCAATCTGGCGTCCCTTTCAATATGCACTTCGCCCCAGAAGACGTCGACTTGACTGACCAACAGATCCAAGAATACATCGACTCATGCAATCATTTCTTCAACGATTACCCGACACTCCTTTTTACTCGTAACCACATCTCACAAAGAGATGGAACGCTGAAAGTCCGACCTGTTTACGCTGTTGATGACCTTTTCATCATCATCGAACTCATGCTCACCTTCCCTCTCCTCGTTCAAGCCCGTAAGCCCACCTGCTCCATCATGTATGGCCTCGAAACAATTCGTGGCTCTAACTGTTACCTTGATCGCCTAGCATACTCTTACGAAACGTTCTTTACCATAGACTGGTCTGGATATGATCAACGCCTTCCTCGCGTCATAACCGACATCTACTACACCGACTTCCTCCGTCGCCTGATCGTTATCTCCCACGGCTACCAACCAACTTACGACTATCCTTCCTACCCTGACCTGAATGAACACAATCTTTACATGCGAATGGACAACCTCCTCCATTTCCTTCACCTCTGGTACAATAACATGACCTTCCTTTCCGTTGACGGTTATGCTTACCGCCGCACATTCTGCGGAGTACCCTCCGGATTGTACAACACTCAGTATCTCGATTCGTTTGGCAACCTATTCATTATGATAGATGCCATGTGCGAATTTGGCTTTACCGACGACGAAATCGTCGAGTTCATCCTCCTCGTCCTTGGAGATGACAACACCGGTATGACCAAACTTGAGATATCACGTGTCCACTCATTCCTTACATTCCTTGAGAAATACGCTCTCGACCGTTACAATATGGTCCTCTCGCTCTCTAAGTCTGTACTCACGACCCTCAGATCCAAAATCACAACACTTGGATACGAAGCAAACCACGGCCTACCTCGCCGAGACATTGGAAAACTTGTCGCCCAACTCTGCTACCCCGAGAATGGCTTCAAACCCCACACCCAATCCGCTCGCGCCGTTGGAATCCGCTACTGCGCTCCCGACTGTGACCTCACATTCGAATCGTTTTGCCTCGACATCTACAACATGTACCGTGATTTCTACCGTCCTGATCCCCGCTCCACACTCGCTATCCTCTACCGCTTCTACGCTGGCTTAGAAGACTCGATGCCCGATCTCGACACGCCCACCGTCCCACCCTTTCCTTCCAGAATGGACGTAAACGAGAAATACTCTCGCTACCTTGGTCCGCTCTCCTATGCACCAAAGTGGAACTACGCTCATTTTGTAAACTCCCCGGACGTAATCCCTCCCTCTGCAAAGACGATGCACGACTATGAACAGGAACACTCCTTACCTGTCCGTCAAGCACCTACCTTCGCAACGGTTGTCTAAACTTAGACGTAATATTTACCGTTTGGTTACATTCATTTAACTTGTCTGTTTTCCCTTTTACGTAAAAATCAATAAAAACC